CCTGTCCAGATCATGGACGCAGTGCTGACCTTCGTCGCGAAGAACGCAAAGACATATCGGGCTATAGCCACAGAACCTCCGTTAAACGGGGTTTACCAACTCGCGTTGGGTGACTACATTGCCAAGCGTCTAGCAAAGTTCGGGGTTGATCTTTCTGACCAGAGCCGCAATCAGCGGCTCGCGAAAGAGGGGTCATTAACGGGGGCCTTAGCAACCCTCGACCTATCTTCGGCCAGCGACACGGTAGCAACAGAACTTGTCTACCACCTTCTACCTATCGACTGGGCTTTGGCCTTGGCGGTAGGGCGCTCGTCTGCTGTCCTCTATAAAGGAGAGCGGATTGTGCTCGAGAAGTTTTCCAGTATGGGCAATGGGTTCACCTTTGCCCTAGAGAGCCTGATCTTTTGGGCCCTCGCTAGCTCATGTTCCGCCGGTGGTGAAGTCTCCGTTTACGGAGATGACATTATCGTCGAGACAGCAGCTGTACCCCTCCTCACGGAGGTTCTTACTGCCTGTGGATTTATCCTGAGCCCTGGAAAGTCGTTTTCGACAGGACCCTTCCGGGAATCCTGCGGAGCCGATTATTATCGCGGCTTCGATATCCGGCCCTATTACCAGAAGGATCTGGTATGTGCGGCCGACCTGATGAAATTGCACAATTTTTATGTGCGACACGGGTATGAAGAGAGAGCGGAGATGGTACGCAAAACGTACTTACACCCGTCTTTTCACATATTCGGTCCCGACGGCTACGGAGATGGCCACCTCTTAGGTGACTTCTCCCCTCTGCGTAAGCAGAGACATGTTCGTCATGGATATTCAGGTTTCGTTTTTGACACGTTTAAAGAAGCAGGTTTAAGGATGACCCGCAGGGATCATCTACCTGGCGACTACGTGTATTCCCTCTATACGATCTATCAGCGGGCCTCCGAGCCGCTGCATGATTCGTCAGGGCGCCTGGGTTCACACCTGGGTGCTGACGCCTACTCGCGTGTGCAGGGGTGCATTGAGCACCTCACCCGCGGGAGGACAGTCGGGGAAGCTGTTCCAGAGGTTGATGTTGACATCAACGGGGAACAGTGGAGCTTGAAGACACCTTCGGTGCCTGGCTCCCGTGACTATAAAC